AATACAGGTTGTACAATAGACGATTTAGTCAGAGATTTAGTCAGAGATTTAGTCAGAGATTTAGTCAGAGAAATAGAGCTGGGCAGAATCCGCAACGTAGAGTTTAAGGGGTGAGTGATGTATAGACTCATCCTACCAACAGTACTCCTGTTAGCATCCTGTGCAGGTACACCTGAACCATTCGAACCAACAAATGAACCATTCCTTATGTATGGTTGTGAACAAGCAAAGAGGGCTGGTCGTGAAGTGGATTGCTGAGTGGAAGAAGAAGCACGCATTAAACAAGATATACAACGGTGTGTATGCAGGTTTCACGCACATGTCTGATAAAGAGCATTATGGTGAGGTTGAGTACTGGGTTACACCGGTAGATCCCTACAACGTCACAGGTGACTGTGAAGACTTCGCGCTTGCATGCAGGGTGTTATGTCGTGCAGAGGGTTATGAATCGCGACTGGTATTCTGTAAGACTGAGAACAACCAGGGGCATATAGTATTGAGTGTTGATGGTTACATCTTCGACAACAGACAGAGACATGTCACAACTGCTGATATGTTAAATTATAAATGGATAGCGATGTCAGGGTTCGAGAAAGATAATACTTGGCATACGATAGCAGAGGTTAGATGATTATGAGACATAACAACGACAACAAAGATGATTACACTCGCAGCAACTGCTTCAAGGCAGATCAGCAACGTAAAATGAGTGCAGAGATAGAAGAACAGACAAAGGCGTTCTTGGCGCGTGGCGGAGCTGTGGAGCACTGTGGCGGTGTGAGAGATGACAGAGGGTTGAAGCCTTGTGAATGATCACAGGTACACCAGTTAGACACCACACCCGCTTAATTGCGGGTTCTTGGGTAAGAAAGCTGGTCAACACCGGTCAGCTAATAGATGAGGGTTTAACCTTGATGTATTGATTCATCGATTTATCGAACAAACGTTTCATTAAGTATTTGGCCGCCTTGTGCGGCCTTTTTTGTGTCTGTGATATGGTAATGTGATCGAGTACGTTTATTACTGTGTTAAATGATAAAAGTGCAATAGTATACTGTGTTAAATTGATCAAAATTTCTTCGAACACTTAATGTGTTCGGAACGTTGTTATTATAGTACGGAAAATATGTGTACATCTCGATCCGTAGTACAATAAATGAGCGTATTAACACGGATGTCGGATCGAGTATGACCGGATTTTGAATTCTACTAACGACATTGGCGATTGTCGTTAGTAGATGTCGTTATTAGCTGAAAGTCTGTGGTGGTAAGGGATACAACTGTGTTAGCTTAAAAAGGCGTTAGTAGAAGCGTTAGTATAGTTAATTACTGAGTTTCAGTGGTCTGTAGAGGATGAATATGTGTTTTTTCGGTGATTCCGAACACCTGGAACACCTCACCTCCAGCTGTGAGAAATGGACATGTTCCACTTTCAAGCTTTGGACCTGGTGTAAATGCTGTTCGGTGTTCAAAATAGCCTAAAACGTTTTTTAGCGTTTCCCGTTTTACTGTGTTAATATGTGTACATGATATGTGTGCAAAACAAGGGTGTGAAGCAATGAATAATCGTGAAATAGTAAATGAGTTGATGAAGCTGAAAAGTCAGTGTCAGTCTCTCATCAATAAGATCAACAATGGTGACAATGAAGTGGATTTCATGAACATGGATCGTGAGACTGCAGAGCTGCTTACTATTGAAGCATTCATACGAGAAGCACCAGGTTGTTTCTCAAGTGACTTGGTGACTGCTGCAGACATGGGTTACACGTTGCGTGACCCTGCTCATGCCGGTCTGTTGATGACAGCTCCTGAGAACTACACACCTGTGCGTATAGGTAGGCTACTCCGTAAGATTGATGGTGTTGATACTCGTATTGTAAATGGTGGTAGACGACAACACAGAGTATGTATACTGCGTGATGTTGATAAGTATATGATGATCCCTGATCGTGAATTTTACAAAGAGTACAATCTTCAACGTGAACAGTGTAATATTGACTGATGATTAAACAACCTTCTGCAGATGACATGGTGAACCTATCACCACAAGAGATGACCTTTGTCATTGAGTACAGTAAAGACTTCTCAGCACGTCGTGCTGCAGTTGCTGCTGGTTGGTCTGCAGATAGTGGTTATCAGGTGCGTGATAGGCAGAATGTGCAAACCGCATTGAATGTCATACTCCTGAAGCGTTTAGAATCCTCTCACATCGATGCTGACTGGGTTCTGATGGAAGCGGTGGACAATCATTCATTGGCTCGTCAAGCGGGTAATATACCTGCTAGTAATACAGCATTGAATATGATTATGCGTCATACGATGGTTGATGCGATTGCCAGTGATAAGTTGAACATGAATGTGCACACTGACAAAGATGTGCTTGAACGATTGGTGCGTGGTCGTGAGCGACTCAAAGAGCGCGATGGTGACACTGATGAAGATGACGGAGAGGTGAGTTTCATTTGAGCCAACTCACTAAAGCACTCGTTGACTCAGATGGTTATTCTGCGAGTCAGATAGATCTCACATTAGCTGATGAGTGTTCACAGTTCTATGCTGACCCGTTGGGTTGGGTGCTGTGGGCATTTGATTGGGGTCATGGTGAGTTGCAAGGCTTCGAAGGTCCTGATCAGTGGCAGCGTGACATACTCATTGAGATCGGTGAAGAGGTTGTTGAGCGTGGTTTCAACGGTGTGACACCGGTTGACCCGATACGTGAAGCAACAGCATCGGGTCACGGTATCGGAAAAAGTGCAATAACAGCCTGGTTGATTCTATGGATTATGTCTACTCGACCTTATGCCAAGGGTATTGTAACAGCGAATACATCTGATCAATTGCGCACAAAAACGTGGGGTGAGCTTGGTAAGTGGCGTTCGCGTTGTCTTGTTGGTCACTGGTTCGAGTACAACAATGGTCGTGGCTCAATGTCGTTGTATCATAAGTCGTGGCCTGAATCGTGGCGCGTCGATGCACAGACATGTCGTGAAGAGAATTCGGAAGCGTTTGCTGGTCTGCATAGTGCTAACTCAACACCATTCTATTTATTCGATGAAGCTTCTGCAGTGCCTGACAAGATATGGGAGGTTGCTGAAGGTGGGTTGACTGATGGTGAGCCTATGATTTTAGTGTTCGGTAACCCGACACGAAACAGTGGTAAATTCCACGATTGCTTCACCAGACAGAAACATCGTTGGAACACCAGGCAGATTGACAGTCGTACTGCCAAGATGACCAATAAGAAGTTGATTGAAGAGTGGCGGAAAGATTGGGGTGAAGATTCTGACTTCTTCAGAGTTCGTGTACTCGGTAGATTCCCGCGAGCAGGTGACATGCAGTTCATACCATCTGATGCTGTGTTCGATGCACAGAAACGTGGTTCGGGTCGATATCTCGGTGATGACCCATTGATATGTGGTATCGATGTGGCGCGTGGTGGTGATGATAACTGTTACATAGTGTTCAGGCGTGGTAAGGATGCAATGTCTGAGAAGGTCTATCGTATCCCTGGTGAGAAGTCTCGTGACTCGATGAAGGTTGTATCAATGATTACAATGGTGTTAAACCGCCACAAACCTGATGTTACGTTCCTTGATGAAACTGGTATCGGTGGTCCGATGGTTGATCGACTCGTTCAGTTGGGTTATCACGTCGTTGGTATGGGGTTTGGTTGGAAAGCAGATGATGATAAACACTTTGCAAATAAAACTGCAGAGATGGGTTATCGTTGTCGTCAGTGGTTGATGGAGGGTGGTTCAATCCCTGATGATCCTCAACTTGAGATAGAGCTGACTACACGTGAGTATCAACATAATAGTAAAGATCAACTAGTACTTGAACAGAAGAAAGAGATGAAGAAACGACTCGGTGTATCGCCCGATTGGGCGGACGCATTGTATCTCACATTCGCGCAGCACGTGCCTCAAAGGCAGATTGTACGTGGTGAGTTTGACAGGGTTGTTGGTCAACGTGAGAATAATAGTGACTATAACCCACTTGATGCACTAGATTAGTCTGTTTTGATTCCATAATTCACTGTGCTATTATCACTCAATACTTTAATTGAGGTTGTCACTATGTGCATAGGTTCAACACCATCAGCACCAAAACCGCCGCCAGCTCTACCTGAAGCACCACGAACCCCTGACCCTGCATCAACTGCAGGTGCACAGGGTGATGATGAGCGTCGTCGTCGTGCTTCATCAGGTGTCAGTGGTACGATACTCACAGGTCCGCGTGGTGTGACCGATGGTGCAGCTACTACGACTAAAACACTATTGGGTGCGTAGATGTCAACTGGTAATGTATCACTTGATACGAGTCAGTATGTTCGAGTAAATGCCGGACAGAATGCAATCACTTTACAAGCGCATCGTGATCGTGTACGTATCGTGTTCAGTATTGCTAAACCTGCTATAACTAACTCAGCATTTCACACAATGGAGGGTGGTGAGCCTGTATGGCAAATCCCCGCCACTGATACAAATACATGGGTATTAGCTTTAACTGATACATCATCAATGACTGTGACTGAATATCCTAACGCAGAGATTAAAACTGACGCGGGTAGACATTCTGCGTTTGGTGATCTCATCACAGTCACACCTGAACAGATTGTCGATCTGTTACCTACAAATGGTCTGACATCACAAATGACCGTTAATACATTTGATACCGGTACAGTGACAACTGAGAATGGAATGTTCAAAGTGTCAACGGGTAAAGGTCAATTTGCATTTGCATCTTTACTGTCAGATTCAGTACCGTATAGATGCGGTTTGGGTATTAGAGCAGATTTCACGTTTCAATTCACATCGGGTGTAGTAGACAGTCAACAATTAGCAGGGTTCATCACTTCAACCGATGGTCCGTGTTTCGCTTATGATGAGTTAGATGATGAGGGTGTTTTCGGTATCATGCGTCGTCATCATGGTGAGAATGAAATTCAAGAACTTCAATTCACTGCAGGGGCTAGTGGTGCTGAAACAGTAGTGATCAGAATAAACGGTGTTAACTACAACGTGAATTTGACATCAGGTACACCACAGTTC